CATCTTATGAATGGCTTGCCTTTAAAAAAAGAAGGTGAAATTACTTACGGAAGTCCTGAAGTGCATTATCAAGTTGAACCAGGTCATATGATTTTCTTTCCTTCTTACTTGCCTCACTTATTTAGTGTAGATCTTGGCTATGAACCATTTAGATTTATACATTGGAACATACAAGCTATACCTAATGTTGAACTCTTGAGGTAGACAATGAATATTGAGTCATGGTTTCCTACATTAATAGGACAAGAGGTTTTACCCAACCATAATGAAATAGCAAAAAAAATAGTTCCTGTTTGTAAAAAAATACAAAAGAAAACTCCTAATATTGAAAATGATTGGATCTCAAAATTATACCAAACGTGTCATACCCATAACATATGTGATGACCCTAAATTTAAACTTATTAATAATATAATTTATGAAAAAGTGTACGAATATTTAACTAAATTAAGTAGTACACAAAAAATTATTTTTAAAGAGGGTTGGTTTAATATTTATAAACAACATGATTTCCAAGAATTTCATTGTCACCCATCTAGAGATATATCTGTAATATATGTTCTTAAATCAAATACACCTGCACCAAGAATTGGTTTTCAACAAGATAGAGGATTATATAATATTGAAAATGATGTTCAAACAAGATTATTAAGTCCTAATTGTTATTTTAGTTCTGTTCAAGGTAATCTTCTTATATTTAGATCTTCTCTTCATCATTGTGTAGAAATGAAAAAAGATAAGGAAGAAAGAATTTCACTAGCTTATAATTTTAGAATTAACCCAAACAAAGTAGATTAAAAAGTGAAAGATAAAATAGAAATAATAGATAACTTTTTAGATAAAGAAGTTTATCAAGAAATAAAAGATGTAATGCTGGGCACAAAAGTTGCCTGGTTTGCTCAAAATGGTAAAACAAAACCTAACGAGGGAGATAGACAACTTACACATCTATTTTATGACAACAACACACCCAACAGTGAATGGTTTAAACTGTTGGATCCTATAAGAAAAAAATTAAAAGTAAGTGCTATCATTAGAGAAAAAGCTAATTTAACGTTTTACAACAACGAGGTTGATGATATTTTTCATATTGATACCGGCAAAATAAAACATGCAACAACATCATTATTTTATCTAACTGATAGAGGTGCAACTATTTTTAAAATAAACAATGAGAAAAAAATAAAAGCCAAAGAAAATAGAATGGTTACTTTTGACTCTACAACTTACCATAAAGCAGTAACTCATAAAACTGGTGATCCTTTTAGAGTTGTTATAAACTTTAATTATTACAAGGGCTAAAAATGAAAATAACTATAGTAGGTGCAGGAACTGCAGGTTTAGTTACAGCTTTAATTTTAGAATCAAAGTATCAAGAAAATATTAATATAAAAATTATAAAGTCAAAAGATATAGACATCATCGGTGTTGGTGAAGGAAGTACAGAGCATTGGATAGATTTTATGGGTTGGTGTGGTTTAGACTATAATGAAGTTATAAGAGAATGTAATTGTACTTTAAAATCTGGAATTTATTTTAAAGGTTGGAGTAAAAAAGATTATTTACATACAGTGCATTTTGATAAAAAATTTGGACAAGAGCATTTAGGCTATTTTGATTATGTTGTAAACAATGGTGTATTTGGCAAAGATTATTTATCAAAAAAAATAAATCCAGAAGATAAAACACCAGTAAACCAATTCCATTTTGACACTTTTAAATTAAATGAATACCTTCAAAAGAAATGTATGGAAAGAGGTATTACTATTGAAGAAGATACCATTAAACAAGTGAAACTTAATAAAGACGGAATTGATTTTATTAAAGGAAACAAAAAATATAAAAGTGATTTTTACATAGACTGCACAGGATTTAGGAGAGTTTTAATTAGTAATTTTAAAAACAGATGGATAGATTTTAGCAAATATTTAAAAGTTAATTCAGCCATTGTTTTTCCTACAAAAGATTTGAATAACTATAACCCTTACACTACTGCTACAGCTATGTCATCTGGTTGGATGTTCAATATTCCTGTTTGGGGCAGACACGGTAATGGATACATATATGATTCCAACATAATAAATGAAACTCAAGCTCAAGAAGAAGTTGAAAAAAAACTCAAACATAAAATAGAAGTTAGAAAACAAATTAAATTTACACCCGGCTATCTTGATAAATCATGGATAAAAAATTGTTTTGCTGTAGGTTTGAGTGCTAACTTTGTAGAACCTCTTGAAGCAAGTTCTATAGGTACAAGTATACAGTCTGCGTATTTATTAAGTCATTATCTTTCAAACTATAATCAAAAGACAATAGATAGATATAACGAAACTATAGAAAAAATAATGTTAAATATAAGAGACTTTATTTCTATGCATTATATTACTAATAGAAAAGAAAAATTTTGGAGAGAACAAACATTTCCTGATTCTTTAAAAGATAGGCTAGATTTATTTAAAACAAGATTACCTATAAGAGAAGATTTTAATGATACTCAATACTTATTATTTAGGGATCCTCACTATATTGTTGTCATGCATGGCTTAGGATTAATTGATGTAAAAAATATAAAGAAACAATATAATATGCTCGCAGCTCAATTGAAACAACGAAGTCGTATTAAATACAAAAATACTAAAAATTTTATAACCCACAAAGAATGGCTCACAAGAGTAAGACATGAGTTTAATTAGATTAATACCAGATAAAGATTGTGATTTAATTTATAATTATTTAAAAAATAATACTAGTGGTACTTTTTTAAAAGGTAACATAAGACCTTGGTTTGAAAATAATAATATAATTTTAGATGATATAAAAGACAGAGAGATAAATAAATTAATACAAAACTATACTTTAAAATTAAGTATAATGGTTTCTTTAAAATATAAAGAAATAATCTACCCTGCTTTTGCAGATTTAGTTCTTTGGAACAAAGGCAAAAGTATGGAAGCGCATATCGATAATAGATTAGATTATTTAAAGCATAGATATATTAGCGCTGTTACATATTTAAATAATGACTTTGAGGGAGGTAATACTTTTGTAGGCAAAAAAAGTTACATACCTAAAAAGGGCTTTACATTAATTTTTAAAAGTGATAATTTACATGGTGTTACAGAAATAATAAAAGGACAAAGAGGTATATTAGCCACTTGGTTTACTAAAGATTTTAAAAAAATTAATGAAGATTAAAAATGAGTTTTAAAAAAAATAATTTTTTAGTTATTAAAAAAGCAATTGATAAAGAGCTGTGTAATTTTCTTTATAATTACATGGAAATAAGAAAACAGGCTTTTGATTATTTACAAAAAACTAGATTTTTATCTCCGTACGATGATAGTTGGGGTTGTATGAATGACGGACAAATACCTAATACGTATTCAGTTTATGGAGATCCTGCTTATGAAACTTTACTAGTTGTATTGAAAGACAAGATTGAGGAGAAATCTGGTTTTGATTTAGTCGAACAATATTCATATGCTAGGCGTTATAAAAACGGAGATGTTTTAGCAAGACATACTGACAGAGAAGAGTGTACTATATCAGCAACTTTACATTTAGGTGGTGACGAATGGCCAATATACCTAGATGTTTCAGGTAGGGTAGCACAGGCAGGGGTAAAAATAAATTTGAAAGCAGGGGATTTGTTAATATATAACGGAGATAAGATGGAGCACTATAGAGAAGAGTTTACAGGAAATAATTCAAATCAAGTATTTCTTCATTATAATGAAATTTCATCAACAAAAAAATTTGATACAAGACCTATGGTAGGTTTACCTTCAGAATATAAAAAGGACAAAGATGAATTTTTTCCCAATAACTAGTGTAAATAATTTTTTTAGTGATCCTGACGAACTAGTAAAGTATTCAAAAAAACTAGATTACAAAACTAATATAAACAAAACAGATGGTTCATGGCCAGGAGTAAGATCAGATAATCTTTACAATATAGATAAAGAACTCTTTAACAAAACTATTTTGTCAATACTATCTTTATATTATGAAGACATGAGAGGTTTGGAATTTTCTAATACCTATATTTTTATTCACAAATCAAAAGCTTTTTCTAAATCAAAAGATGACATAAGAAATAAAGGTTGGATACATAGAGACGCTGGAGCTTTAGGAGGTATAATTTATTTAAATAAAAATAGTTTACCTGAGTCAGGTACAAGTCTTTATACTTTAAAAAAAGAACCTGTAAGAAATAAAACCTGTATTAAAATTAAAGAAGATCTTTATTTACGTGGTAAGTACAATGAAAAAATTTATACTCAAAAGTATAACTACTTAAGAAATCAATTTGTAAAAACACATACTTTTAAAAATGTATATAATACATTAGCAGCATTTGACGGAAGCCAATGGCATGCCGCAGATAACCTATGGACTAAACCTGGTGAAGACAGGTTAACCATGGTGTTTTTTATTAATAAACTTAAAGTAAAATCAACCCCGAGAACTAGACTTGACAGGGTCCAGCAATCTGTTATATAAAGGAGTAATTATGGCACAATATTTCGCACAAATTAAATTAAAAAACAAACCTTTTGATCAAGGTGGTCAACACTGGGAAGTTCAAAACACTGTTGTTGTTGGAAATGATATACCAACTGCAGACGGACCTTTAGTTGATAACCCTAAACATGCCGATGGAGAAACATGGGTAACTAATTGGTTTAAAGGTGGTACTTGGAGACAAACTTTTAAAAATGGTTTAAGAGGAAAGTTTGCTGCGCCTTCAGACATTTATGATTATGAAGGAGATAAATTTATTCCAGCGCAACCTTATGCATCATGGACTTTACAAGACGACGATACGTGGGATGCACCAGTTCCATTCCCAACTGTTGAAACTTACACAGTAAGTGGTGTTGAACTTCCATACGGAATTATGTGGGACGAAGATAATTTAAGATGGAAAGGTATGGATAGCTCAACTCCTACTAATCTTTTTATTTGGAATCCTGAAACTCTGACTTGGACTGAAGAATAATTAAATAAATTTTAAACTTTTTATGAAAGTTATAGAGCGAGCTCTTTCGAAAGAAAAACAAGAGTGGTTAAAAAATATATTACTCTCATCTGCGATGCCAGTATGGTATATGAATAATATTACTGATAAAAGTAGTAAAGATTATTGTCCTGCTTTTAATCATAATTTTATATTGGACGATAAGATCCAAACAAAACAAGCAGAAGTATTAAATATTTTTAAAGATATTATAAAAGGTAATGTAGATTGTGCTAGAATGTTTGTGCAATTACCATTAAATCCAAAGTTACTTAAAAATAAACAAGATCCTCCACACATAGATGTCGAAAAACCACATCAAGTATATATTTATTATGTAAAAGATTCTGATGGGGATACTGTTATTTTTAAAAATAAAAAAGAATGGAAAAGAATTACTCCTAAACAAGGAAGAATGATTACTTTTGATGGTTCCCTATGGCATACTGCAGAGCAACCTACTAATGGAACTAGATGTATAATAAATTTCAACGTAACTTAAGTCAGGTTAATATTGCTACTCCCATACAAAGAAAAAAAGAATGTTGGGATATAGAAGGTATTATAAAAGATAAATCAAATCAGTTATTAAAATTTGATCTAAGACCTTTAAAAAATAACACTAAAGGAGGATTTTTTAATTCTAAGGCCGATAAAATGGTTTTTGATATTAAAGATCAATGGATTATTGTTGATATGGAAGAATTAATTCAGTATTTAAAGGACAATAATTTAAAAAAAGTTCGACTAGAGGATTTGATATCCAAGCTAGATTGGAATATAATACTACCAAAATAATAAAAACCCTATATAATATTAGGTTATGTTACAGAAACTCAATTTTAAACCAGGATTTAATAAACAAGCTACTGAATCAGGTGCTGAAAGTGAATGGGTAGATGGAGACTTTGTAAGATTTAGATATGGTTTACCTGAAAAAATAGGTGGTTGGGAACAACTTACCGTTGCTAATGAAACTTTACCAGGTGCTGCTAGAAGCCAACTTGCTTTTAGTAGTTTTAAAGGTGAAAAATATACAGCTATAGGAACTTCTCAAGGTTTGTTTTTATATTACGGAGAAGCACTTTATGATATTACTCCTTTAGATACAGCAATTACTGGAGCAACGTTTGACACTGTTGAAGGCTCTAATATTGTTACAGTAAATAAAACCTCACATAATTTATCTGTAGGAAGATATATTACATTTACAGGTGTTGTAACTCCTAATGGATTTACAAGTTCAACTACTTTCACTGAAGGTGCATTTGAGATATTAAGTGTGCCTACTGCTAATACTTTTACTATTCAAACTCCTATTGCAGCTGTGGCTGGTGCTTCGTCTGGAACAGGGGGAGCTACAATTAATCCCTATATTATAATTGGACCAACAACTCAAACAGTTGGTTATGGTTGGGGAACTTATTTATGGAGTGATTCTACTTGGGGTACTGAACGATCTACAAGTAATGTGGTTCTGGCACCAGGAAACTGGAGTCTTGATAACTTTGGTGAAGTATTAGTTGCAACTATATTTAATGGTAAAACATTTACTTGGGATGCTGGAGCATCTAGTCCAAGAGCTGTAAGAGCTTCACAGTCTACAAGTAATTTTAACACAACAAACAATCCAACAGCTACAAGAATTTCTATTGTATCAGATAGAGATAGACACTTATTTCATTTAGGTACAGAAACAACTATAGGTGACACATCAACACAAGATCCTATGTTTGTAAGATTTTCTAATCAAGAAGATTTAAATACATATGCACCTACAGCAACCAACACTGCTGGTACATTCAGATTAGATACAGGTAATGAGATTAGAGCAGCCATACAAGGTAAAGATTATATTTTTGTAACAACTGATTTAGCTGCGTATGTAATTCAATTTGTTGGTCCACCATTTACTTTCTCTGTTAGACAAGTAGGTACTAACTGTGGATGTATTGGTCAACATGCAATGTCATATGCAAATGGAGCTGT